GGATTGAACATAAAGGACATAGGGTAAAAGTTGGTAGTGGTTGGACCCAAGAGCAACGTTTACAATATATGGATGGTTCAATTGTAGGTAAAATAATTACAGTACAATATTTTGAGGAAACTCACAATGATAAAGGAGGTATTTCATTAAGATTCCCAACAGTTAAAATAGTACATGGAGATAAAAGAGAAGTTTAATTTAAAATTATAAAAATGGATGAAAAAGAAAAAATAAAGAAACTTGCTAAAAAATTAGATAATACAGATACTTTAATTACATTTGGAGATGAAGCCATAACATTTCGTAAAGATGATAAAAGAAGTGTTAAAGCATTAAAAAATATGAAAGAAGATAATAAGAAGAAAAGAATAGAAGCCATTAAAAGCGATGAGGTATCTTTATTTTATGGGATTAATCTTAGTAACACAAGAGCAGATAATGAAGATCATAAGCAATATAAAGATAGATTAAAAACTAATAAAGATCTTGAAAGGATTTATAAGATGTTAGGTAGAGATGAAGCAAAAAAACAATTCCCTGAAGGATTTGCCTATGCAATTCATGCTGCCTTAGGTAAAAATGAAGAAAATAACAATAATAAAAAATAAAATATGACAAAAGAAAAATCAGAACCTATTACTATGGATGAAATGAATCAATTGCATGATGAATGGTGGGCAAGTTTATCAAATGAAGATAAAGAAAAGCTATACAATGAAATGGTTGAATCCGAGGTTCAACATTATAGTAATAAAGCAGACCAATAATAAAATGGGGGATTAGCTCAGCTGGCTAGAGCGCCTGCCTTGCACGCAGGAGGTCATCGGTTCGACTCCGATATTCTCCACAATTTACAACTAAATATATAAAAAATGGATATTAAGAATATGTATAATAAGATGATTGACATGACTAATATATTTGGGTTATTTATGCCTGGTGAAGAACTAGATGGTACTAAAACTGCTACAAATCTTGATGAATTAAAAACAAAACCTATTTTTCATGTAGGTATGTATAAAAAATTAATTCAGAACCACATAAATTTTAATACTAAAGTTTTAAATTTTTTTAAACAATCTAATCAGGAATTTGATATAAATGATATTAAAGAAGCTGGAGAGTACGTTGTATATAATAGAGCTTGGTCATATATATCCAACGTAGATATTAAAAATAAAGGTTATATTGACGCACTTAAACACTATTCTGACAATGAATTTTATGTAACTCTTGATATGGGAATTGAGTTTTTCCAACAAGATGAATTATACGAAAGATGCGCATTTTTACTTAAAATAAAGAAAAAATCCTTAAAATTTAAAAAATAGCTTGGATATCACAAATTTTCTTAGTACCTTAGGTACACAGGTTTAAGGAAATAAGGGATGAGAAGATAGAGAGATAAGAGAATTAAGGATAATGGGTACAAGAGGTACTCGATAATACAAATATAAAATAATCAAATTATGGCATTACGCAACCCAGAGACAATTGTTCGTCTCACAAACAGGATACAGGGCAACCTAACTAATTTAAAAATGATAGTAAAATCACAACAACCCGTTGAGGATTTTGTCAGAAAAGTAGAAGAAACAGAAAATATTCTTAGAGATTTAGAATCTACATTAGAAAGAGAACACGGAGCATTAAGAAACGGATAAAATAAATAATAAAAGTTATGAGCATACCAGCAGAAAAAATATCATCTAATTGGGAAGTATTTCAAGGATACATTAATAAGTACATTACCGGAAATAGAAAGGATCAATTATTAGAATTTTATAATCAACACCAGGACGAATTAGTACTTATGCCTGCTTCGCATAAGACAGCGTATCATAACGCATTCCCAGGTGGATACATTGATCACGTTAATCGTGTTATAGAATGCGCTATTCAACTACATAGTGTGTGGGAAAAAATGGGAGCAGATACTACTACATATACTGTAGAAGAATTAGTATTTGCTGCTATAAATCATGATTTAGGTAAAATGGGTGATGGGGTTGAATATTCACATATACCTTCTAAAGATGAATGGAGGAAAAAAAATATGGGGGAGATGTATCAATTTAATAAAAAAATTGCGTTTATGTCAGTTCCAGATAGATCATTATTTTTATTATCTCAAGCAGGTATTAAACTAACATATAATGAACATTTAGCAATTAAATTACATGATGGTTTATATGACCCAGCTAATGAGCCATATTTTAAAAGTTATATGGTTGAAACAAAACCACGAACATCTTTAATTTATATAGTACATCATGCAGATATGATGGCTGCAAGAATTGAATTTGAAAAAGAATGGCTTCCTTCATTAAAGAATGGTGTGGATAAGCCAAAAAATAATTATACATTGAAGTCAAATAAAAAAACACCAACTAAGTCTAAAGCATTAGGTACAATTAAAAGCGAAGGACTTAAAAATTTATTTGACAAATTATGATAATAACAATAGTAATACTTTCAATAGTAGTCGTGGTCTTAGGATTTACGACTATTAATCTACTACGTAAAAATGAAAAACAAGAAGATATTTTATTAGGATATTTAAAATATTTAGATAACATATCTAGAGTAATTGAGGTTTCAGATGAAAAAATTAAAAAAACAGACATTAAGGGTTCATTTGAAGGTGATGATGAAGTAGGACATTTCTTTAAAACAATTAAACAAATACAAGAAGTTCTTAATGATTTTAATATTAAAAAAATCTAAGAATAAATGGATCACATAATTGAGAAGAATAAAAGAGAAAGAAAGGGACGAGTATATTTTTCAAAAGAAACAGAAATAAATATAGTTAAATACAATAGTTTAGATCCTATAGAAGATGCTGATGAAAGAAGTAACATTTATCAAGATCACATCCATTATCCTTTTTACAAACTTACTCAAAATATAATCCACACATTTAAATTTTATTATACTGAAGTTGAAAATTTAGAACATTTACAACATGAGTTAATGGTATTCTTATTATCTAAAATTCATTTATTCAACCCTGAAAATGGGGCTAAAGCATACTCCTATTTTGGTACTATAGTAAAAAGATGGTTAATTGTATATAATACTAAAAATTATGGTAAAAAAATTAAAAATATACAAATATCAGATTTAGCTAACTATTCAAATTTAGATTCAACAGAGCCAGGATTTATTTCATCACAAAAGATGGATGAAAGTGTAGATAAAGTTATAGATGGTCCATTTGAAGGTGATGAATTATCTAATCAAGGGTACAAATATGAAGATAAATTATCTATTTTTATAGATCAATATGTTGATGAATGTACCGAAAAAATATACAAAATTTTTCCAAAAGGAAATGATGCTAGAATAGCAGATGCTATATTAGAATTATTTAGAAAAAGAGATGCTATTGATGTATTTAATAAAAAAGCACTTTATATCTATATAAGAGAAATGATTGATGTAAAAACACCAAAAATTACTAAAATTGCTAATATTTTGTATGGTATATTTAAGGAAAAATATTTATTTTATTTAGAACAAGGATACTATCCTACCTCAAAGGTTTAATTTTCTTATATTTATAACCAAAATTATGAGCCAATTAGATTCAATCATTTTTGGGGAAAAAAAATTCTCGGATATTTTAGAAGAAATATATATAAACCAAAAGAAAAAATCAGACCAAGTAACAGCTTTAATCTCAGAATTAAAACCATTAATACAAGAAATAGGTGATGCTACCCTTATAGTACCACTAATTAAAGAATATATGGAAATCGGGGTAAAAAATGATGATGCTTTAATTAAAATGGCTACCATTATACAAAGGGTAGTTAATAATTCTAGTGAAGATGGAGGATTAGGAATAACAGATGATGAAAAAGATGCATTACTAGCTGAAATGGAAAAAATTCAAATTAAAAAAGAAGATTAATGCCTAGATCAGCTATTTTTGGTTTTTTAAGATCTGTAGCCGATAATATAACGGGTAGTGGTACTTCTATTTTTTCCGCTAGAGTACGTTATGTTATGCTTGAAGGGGAAACACATCCTGAAATTTTTAAAAGATATGGTGAATATCAATCTATAGGGGGTTTGTTTTTTAATTCAATTACTAGACCTAATCCAAATCCTCAATTTAATACAGATACATTTGCACTTCCCTTATTTCCTAATATAACACACATACCTGTAGAAAACGAAATAGTTTATATAATATCACTACCTAGTAATAATGTACAAGCTAATGTAAATAGTACAATTTATTACTACTTCCAACCAATTAATATATGGGGTAGTGTTCATCATAATGCTATACCAGATACAGTTAAAAATATTTTTAATCCTACAGGAGATAATGCTCAGGCTGGAGACTACCAAAAAACTGAAGGAGGTACTATAAGAAGAGTTACGGATGATAGTACTGAAATTGATTTAGGAGATAATTTTGAAGAAAAATTAAATATAAGAAATTTACAACCTTATGAAGGGGATATTATGTATGAAGGTAGATGGGGTCAATCATTAAGATTTGGGTCTACAATATCTGGAAGTGTAATACCAAATCCATGGTCTAAAAGTGGGGTAAATGGAGATCCTATAATTATGTTAAAAAATGGTCAACATGAGGAAGATACTAAACCTTGGATACCTCAAGTAGAGGACATAAATACAGATGCTTCAAGTATTTATTTAACATCTACTCAATTAATACCTATATCAGGTTCATCAGTAAATTATGAATCCTACTTTGCACCTCCAACTTCTTTAAATGAATATAATGGAGAACAAATAATACTAAACTCAGGAAGATTATTATTAAATTCAAAAACAGATTCTATTTTATTAAGTTCATTTAAGACCATAAATTTAAATTCAATTAACAGCGTTAATATAGATGCTAAATCTACAGTTGTAAAATCAAAAAGTATAGCTTTAGGTGATAAAAATGCTTCTGAACCTATAATATTAGGTAATAAATTTTTAAAAGATTTTGAAACCTTATGTAGTGATTTAGCTTCATTAGCTAAGGCTTTACAAAGTCCTATAGGGGCTCCTGGTAAAATTTCTCCACCTGTATTAGCTTTAATACCACCAGCAGTTAGTGTAGCTTCATCAGCAGCTAATATGCTAAGTAATATTAAAAATTATAAATCAACTACAACAACTAGTAAATAATGGGTTTAGATAAAGTAGCATTACGCCAGGTAGTAACAATTGCAAAAAATTCATCTAGAATGAAAGGAGCAATTGCTGCTATGGAAAATGAAATAATTAATTTAGGCCTATTATTAATTGAAAAAGCAGGAATTGATCCAAATACTTTACCTATAGATATTCGTTCAGTTTTAAGGGGAGAAGCTCCATCATTTGATCCTACAAAAATATTAACCCCTGAAATTATTTGTGCTCAACCCCAAATGACAATTCAGCAAAAAGAAGAAATTACAAGACTAATTACTTCTGCTCAAGAAAAAGTAACATCTATATATGATGCTACAAATTCTATAAAAGAAACTATTCTTGAACTTAAAATACCAATTAATGGTCTACAGGAAAAAACACAACCTGTTGTTGAAACTATAAATACTATATCTGATATAGTACAAATTATAAAGTTATTAGCATTACCTACTTCAGCACCTCCGGGTGTAGGAGTGCCTTTATCAGTTCCCAATACTTTTGCTTCTACTTTAATAACATTAGGAGAATTTTTAGAAAAAGCCCAAGCCAATGTTAATTTAATTCCAGCTGCTACATCAACATTAATAGGATTACTTAGTAGTGTTACAATTCCCTTAAATAGAATAAGCACAGTAGTTGATCCTTTTATAAACATATTAATGATGGTTAAAGCTGTAGCAGACCTTCAGGATATGTGTCCCCTTTTAACACAAGCAGATATAGATGCTAACAAAGCTTTATTACTTGAAAATATTGTAGGTCAATTAGGAACTCTTGATCCCTTTACTACTGAAGTGGGTAATGTTTTAGAAAAACGTTTAGCCCCAAATGCAGTTGATCCCTTTTATTATAAAAATTTTCGATTTATATTAGAATACGATAATAAAAATACATTTTCATTTCCTTCAAGAAGAATAAAAATGGTAAGAGATAACTCAGTAGGAGTAACTGATGGAATAGATGGATATGGTAAAAAAATAACTATTTATAATATTAATAAAACAACTAATCCAGATTTAGTACCAGAATCATTTTCTTATGCTTCAAATATAAATGTGTTAGTTTTAGAAGGTAAATATGCAGTTGATGTTTATACAGGAAATATAACGATTTGGGAAGCACCAGCATTTAGAAATAATATTGTCTTAGAAGGGGAAGTAATTGATCTTGCGATATTATCTGAAGAAGAATTAATTCAATTTGGTGAACAAAATGGTTATTTTGGTGATTATAACCAAATTGTAGAGGCCCTTTCTAACCAAAATTATCAATATCTACCAGCATTTATAATATATGGGGGTAGGAGTGTTAATTTAAACAATTCCCCAACTGATATAGAATATGGAGCTAATGCTTTAGTTGATGGTAGTTCATTCTCAATAGATCAAGGTCTTGATGTTACATCATATATACAATCAGGAACAATTCAAGTAAATAAACCTGTACAAATAGAAATGACTACATTTGGTGGGGTAGGTATATCAGGTACAACTGAAGGGTTTACTGAAGCTTTATTAACTATAAAAAGATCATTTGCAATACAAGATAATATAAACCCATTTACGGGTAAAATTTCAACTGGTGTCTTCTCTTCTGATTCCACAGATTTTAGCCAATCAAACCTTGATGATTGGGTTGCTATATATGGTACTAGAAATTTAGAAACATTAAAAACCCTAAACCAATTATTTACTGGTCCAAGCCTATTTAATATTCAAGAGCTAGAAGTTAACAGTCTCATTCAGAGATATTTATATAATTTAGGATACTCAAGTCTTAGTTACCTCGAAGCATTAACTCTTTTAAAAGAAGAATATTTTGAAGGGGATCAAGATGGTGTATTTATTTCAACTCTACGACCCCAAGTTTTAAATGAATTTGTAAACTTTTTATATTCTAGAACAAAACCTATACTTTATAATGAAGATGCTCTTTTACTTAGTAAAAAACTATTACAAAATCTAGAAGGTGCAAACCCAAATTCAAACTATCCCAATGGTGATAGGTATATATTGGAGTTTCCTGAGAATAGATATGGAGGTACAGATCAAACATATGCATTTTACCAAAGAATTATTGAAAAAAATGATGAGATTCTTGATATGAACTGGTTCTTTGCTGCTAGAAAAAATGCTTATGGTGAATCAAGGTCTGGTGATGGTGAATATGGCAATAAGGCAGCTACATTAGGTATGTTAGAAATATTTGGTGCTCAAATAACTTCTTTATATAATGAATTATTTAATTTATCTAACTCACCAGATTATAATGGTGGGGCATGGATTGGAGGACCATCTACTATACCTATTATACCATCTTCAGTATCAATTGACAATGAAGATATTGTTATAGCATTACAAGCTACACAAATAGCGAGTAGAGAAGATACATTAAAAGGCATAGTAGGTAGTTTAGAATTGTTGGGAACATATACATACAATCTAGAAATAATTAATAGTATACCATTATCTGGGGGTGTAGAAGAAAATTATCCAACAAATTCAACATCATTTGTAGTAAAAACTATATAAAAATAAACTAATTTAATATTTATAAATAAAATGAAGACATCAGCATTAAAAACAATAATAAAAGAAGCCGTTAGAGAGGCTATTCAAGAAGAATTGAAGGAAATTTTATTAGAAGCTGTTAAAACTCCAAAAGTTATAACACAACCAACTTATACAGCACCAGTAATGGAAAGTCAAGCACCAGTAATGCCTCAAACACCATCAATGACTGCTGAATCAAAAAGAGCAGCATATGAAAACATATTAGGTGACACAGCAGCTTTTAATACTAATAGTGTACAAAAATTCCAACCTCAAGCGGGTATGGATGTATCAAATGGTACTTTACCTGCCGGAGAAGTTGATATGAGTCAGATAGCAGGATTAATGAGTAGTAAATAAAACAATGGCAAGAATAATACAGAGTAGATTTCCAATTGATCTTACCCCTAGCATAGCGGTAGGATTTGGTTTTCCTTTAAATGGGCCTGCTGTATTTATTCCTACATTTACTACAAGAGAACAAACTAAAGCTAATCTAATAAATTATCTATTAACTAATAAAGGAGAAAGAGTGTTTAAACCTAATTTTGGTGGTGATTTAAGAAATTTATTATTTGAAAATATATTAGAATCTACACAAAATGACTTAACAGTAAGAATCCAAAACGATATAACTAGATTTTTTCCTAATATAGTTGTAAAACAATTAGAATTTAACAATCAAGAAGACAGAAATACAATTAATTTCATTTTAACTTATCAAATAGAAAATTTTGGTACTGAAGATTTGATTAACATAGAATTACAATAATGGCTGATTTAAATAGAGACATAAGATATACTGATAGAGATTTTAATTCAATTAGAAATCAACTAATCCAGTATTCTAAAACATATTTTCCACAAACATTTAATGACTTTACCCCATCATCTACAGGTATGTTATTTATGGAAATGGCTGCTTATGTAGGTGATGTTTTATCTTTTTATTTAGATAATCAAATCCAAGAAACATTTATACAAAAAGCAAGACAAACTCAAAATTTATATGCTTTAGCTTATTCAATGGGTTATGTACCTAAAGTAACTAGTGTAGCATCTACTTTTATTGATTATTACCAACAAGTCCCAGCTATAGTAAGTGCTAGTGTTTCAATTCCGGATTACAGTTATGCTTTATTGATACCTGAAAATAATAATGTATCAACTAACACAGAAAATAACATTAATTTTTTAGTAGGAGATGCAATTGATTTTTCAGCATCAAGTTCACTTGATCCTACTATAGTATCTGTATATCAAATAGCAGCAGGTAATCCAACATATTATTTATTAAAAAAGACAAGAAAAGCAACATCTGCTACTATCCAAACAACTACGTTTACATTTGGGAATGCTATAAAATTCGATACTGTAGATATAAAGGATGGAAATATAATAGGTATTTTAGATGTATTTGATACTAATGGAAATCAATGGTATGAAGTACCTAATTTAGCTCAAGAAAACGTATATAATTCAATAAGAAATACTAATACAAATGATCCTAACTTTTTTAGTGATCCTGAAGTACCTTATTTATTAGAATTAAAAACAGTACAAAGAAGATTTGCTGCTCGTTTTACAGACTCTGGTTCATTACAAATGCAATTTGGAGCTGGTAGTACTAGATCAACAACAGAAGAAATAATTCCTAACCCGGATAATGTAGGTTTAGGTTTACCATTTGAACAAAACAAATTAACAACAGCATTTTCACCTACAAATTTTGTATTTACAAATACTTATGGGATTGCTCCATATAGTACTACTTTAACAGTAAGATATTTAACAGGAGGAGGAGCTTCTGCTAATGTAGAAGCCGGAACATTAACAGGGTTAGATACCTCTACAGCTTCATTTGTAAACCAACCAATTGTAACAACACCAACTGTAACTGATGCTTTAGCAAATCAAATATTTAATTCATTAACTTCAAATAATCCATTAGCAGCTGATGGTGGGGGTGATGGGGATACAATTGAAGAATTAAGACAAAATTCTTTAGGTAATTTTCAAAACCAATTAAGAGTAGTAACTACGCAAGATTATTTAGTTAGAGCTTTATCAATGCCTTCTAATTTAGGAGTTATATCTAAAGCACATGCTCAACCACAAAAAATAGGAGATTATTCATCAGGTGAATTACCATCAGTATTATGTCTATATATTTTATCTTATAATGCTAATAAACAATTAAGAACTGCTTCGGATACATTAAAAAGAAATCTACAAACATATTTATCAGAGTATAGAATGATTAATGATTCTATTGATATAAAAGATGCTTATATAATTAACATTCAAGTTAATTTTAATATAGTAGTTAATCCTAATTTTAACAATAATGAAGTAATAACTAATTGTATAAATTCTTTACAGTCTTATTTTGCTATAGGTAATTGGCAAATAAATGAACCAATTATATTAAAAAATATATTTGTTCTATTAAGTAAAATACAAGGAGTACAAATAGTAAAAAATATAGTAGTAAATAATTTAACTGGTGAAAGTTTAGGATATAGTAACTTTTCATATGATATAAATGCTTCAACTATAGATGAAGTAATATATCCATCAATAGATCCAATGGTGTTTGAAGTAAAATATCCTGATCAAGATATAATAGGTAGAGTAGTAGCAATATAATAAATTAAAAAATGGCAAATAGAAAAATATTCCCTACAAAAGATGCTTCAATGTATACTCTATCTCAAAGTATGAATACTGGGTTAGATGAAATATTAGAAGCTACTACATTATTATCACAAAATCAACCTCAAGTTAGTAGATATGTACTTGAATTTTCTCAAGATGAAATTAATACTTGGGTCACTTCCAGTGTATCGGGTTCAGTTACAGGTACAACAGCTGGAGTAATGGTACTTCAAGATCCATATTTAGTAAGACCAGAATCATATCAAAGATTTGAAACTAAAGGATTATCATATCC